TATAATCATAATCAAGTCTACCTTCATCCCAATAAGGAATGATTACAAGAGGAATATTGTGCTTAGCACAATATTCTCTCTTCTTCATATCATTATATTGTTGCTTCCGCAATCCAGAGATTCCGCCAAATTTGCTCTTTGGCTCATAATGTTGAATACCCTGGAACTCTATTAAAAAATCTAATTCATTATTATCATCTAAAATCGCAAAATCAAATCTGAGGGGTCGACCGCTAGAACTTACAAGGTCAGAAAAAATATACTCTTCTTTAAAATTCAAACCTGATTCTTGAAGAATTTCTTCAATTTTTATTTCACCTCTACTTGCTCGCATAGCATTTCTCCCTTCTTTTTCATAATACTTTAAAAATACTTCCTCTTTTTTATAAACATTTGTCCATTTTGTTTTAGCTAAAGAACATAAAATCTGATATATTTCTACTTTGTCTCTTTTTCTTATGGTCTTCTTCCTGTTTTATATAGTACAGTCCATATATAAAAGCAGAAAACTTATCCTTTTTTATACCTCTTGAAGATTGTTTTAAAATAATATTAACTCCTTCATTTTCTTCAACTAGATTTAGCATTTGTTCTCTTAAAATCGTTGTTAAAACAAAAGGTTTTAGATATTCATTTCTTTTATCTGCATCCATATTCTGACCAACTTTTGATGACATTAGCTTAGCTTTAGCTTCAGACTCATCTTTCAAAAATTTAATTTTTCCGCTAGACATTTGAGTCTGAGTATATGAATAAGCTTCAGTATTAATTGGTGCATTTGCTTTAATTAAATATAAAGCATTATCTTCCACATCTCCGCCCTTAATTTTTCTATAAGGAGCAATAGCATCCTCTGATGTTCCTCCTTCAACTCCAAACGGAGGAAGGGTATCTCCTGTTTCAGGATCAATCTGTGCCCTTGTCATGAAGTCAATGAGTCCAATACCCAAGCCATTTGCATCAATCGAAATAATTTTAGCTTTGTACTTATAATATAATTTCTTTAAATTGATTGCCTGAGTTTCAAAATGCTCTGCTTCATAAGTATAGATATTAACCAAACTCTTTAAAGCTGCTCCTTGCGGTTGAGGGGTAACTTTGAATATACAAGCTTCAGTTGTACAGCCTATACGTCCGACGTCCACCCCTATAACATAATAAGCTGATTTACTACTTCTTCCGCTATATTCGTATTCTGGTTGGGATAACACTCTATACCTATCAAACTTTTCAGAAGAATAAAATGCATTTTCTGCATCTCCGCTCCATTTAGAACGATATTCCCTATCAAAAGAATCTTCTTTAAATGTACCTTGTAATTTGAGTTGCTCTACAAAATCTTCATCCAAAAGACCTTCTGCAACAGGCGTTTCATAGGTTCCACCCATAATCATAACTTTATCAGGTTCAATCATTGACTGAACCAAAAGCTCCATCAGTTTATCATATGCAAATGAATTCTTCCACCCAGCTGTTGTAATATATATTTGACTTTTATTAATTATTTCTTCTTTATGTCTAGTTCCATCTGGTAATAATCTATCAACATTTGTCGTAGGAATTATTATTTCATTTAATATATCTCCGTCTATAAGAACACATTCTTCCATTAGACCACCTGTCCTACGCTGGCCTCTAGAAGATTGTTTCGCAGCTAATATATTAATAGAAGAATCATTTTTAAAGATATAATTAACATCGTCTTTTGATTTCTTAGAAGCTCCTCTTGACCAATCTAATTCATTATTAAGTGCGGGAATGAGCTTACATATTTCTTCAATCTTTGCTATGGTAATACTAGCAGCTTGTTCTTTACCGCCAGTAGTAACAAATAAATGTGAGTTAGGATAGAGAATACATCTTAACATAAGAATCATCATAGATAAGAATGATTTACTATACGCACGTGGAAAAGTGGCATACACATATCTATGCCGCATTGTAATTCTTAAGAATATTCTCTGGTAAAAAAAGAATTTAAAAGTACTCTCAGGACCTTTCATAAAGTCTACCAAAAGATCTGGATATTCTCTATAATAAGCGATTAGTTTTCTTAAATGGGGAAGTTGAGCTTTCAGTCTTTCTTCTGACATGCCCTGCTTCTTAAGGGTTCTAGATTCAGATAAATCTAATAAACCTTTTAAACTCATATAAAGTCTTCATCATCTCCTATATAAATTTTTTCATCATTTTCTTTTTCTTTTGCAATATTGTCAAAATAAGTTTGATAATCTCTATCTTTTAATTCTATTTGATTATAGCCTTTTTCTTTAGCTTCTTCTCTATCTTTCTTCATCGCATCCGCATTTTCTCTCTGCTTAATATAATTTTCTATCTGTTGAGCAAGGGATTTATCATCATAAATCAATGATCTCGTATACTCTTTTAAATCCATGATAACCTTATCTACTATATCATTTGGAGCCTCTATCTTCATTCTTGGAATCTGACCGCCATTTTTTTCACAATAGGCAACCATCTCTCCAATACAGTCTACAAAATCACTTTTTACTTCTTTATTTTGTGCGGCTGTAAATTTTGCGGATTTACGCAATGAATCGTATACTCTGGATAATTTCTGGTATCCATCCATGTCACCGCAATCGATCGCCTGATTCATCTTTAAATAGGTTTTACAAATAAGAATTAAAGTTCCTGTAGTATCTGAATCTTGAATATCAAAAGAACTAGTCATCTCTTCATATTTTTTCTCTAATTCAACCCACTCATTTGGTTTGTATAAACGTCCCCATTTCATAGCTAAGTAAATCTTATCTTCTTGAGTTAATTCCGCGGCGGGATCAATTAATTCATCCTCGCTTATAAAATTATTTTCATCATAAAAATTGTCAGTTCCAATCTCATTCTTAGGAGCTTTTACCGCCAATTCCGCGTTCTGAGTAGGAGTAGAAACCATTGTTTTGTATTCAGCTTCAGAAATTTCTCCTTTTTCAAGCTGTTGCTTCATACTCTCTTCAAATTTTTTCTGTTGTTCGAGATCCTCTTGAGTCTTTTTTTCTTTTTCTTGAGCAATCTTTTCTGTATCTGCCCAACTATAATCTTTCCACTGTTTTAGCCGCATTTTAGAAAGATATTTTCCAAATACTGACATCCCATTCATTTTATAAGGATCTTTTGCATAGGCTTTATCCCTTAAAATATTCCATTCTTCTGGAACATACGGAACATCCATCTTTTCTAATGCCCATAGGAAAGTATTAGGTTCAAAATTATTTATATGCATAGTTAAACATTTTTTACATAATTCTGTTTTTTTACCATTTTTATATGTATAAAAATTTATTTCATCCATTGACTTTCCGCATTTGTTGCAAGTATAATTCATTATTAGCCTCCTTTACTTATTTTTCTTATTTCGACAACATTTACATATACTGTAAAAATGATCTTTGCTTGTCTTATTCTTTGAAAAAAATTTATTATGAGCTAATTTGATTTCCCCACAGCGGGAACATTTTTTCCATTTTCCCTTCTTCTGAGTCGTATAATACCAAATTAAGTAGTCTTCCTGAGCTTGCTCTGACAATAGCTTAGGTATCTTATTCCGCCACAAAGATGATATATATTCCACTGAATGTTTTACATTATGCTTTTGATTCAATAGGCTTTGAATTTCAAGATTTTGTTTTCCATCTATTTTATAAATCAAGAGGTCATAATACATTGGATAGCTGTCTCTTAAAGTCTTTTCTATTAATGTATCTAAATCTTCCATTAAAAAGTATGAATCACTATAGAATTTTCCCCATGCATCTTCTTTTAGGCGGGAATAGTTACATAATAACGCAGATACGTGCTTAGGATTAAAAAAAGAAACTAAGCTATTATCTTCAATTTCATTATCTCCGCTAATAGAAACATTTTCATCAAAATCAATTTTGCTAAAACTTTTAATTGCGTTCATACAATAAATTGGCGGCTTATATGCACTTCTAATTACATATTGATCTTGTCTCATAGCAATAAGTTGCTTTTTTAATAAAAATTTCTTTTTACCAACTGCTTTTTTCTCAGCTTTTTCAACTTCCGCAATCGCGTCTACAAGTTGCTTTAACTCAGGGATTTCCGCAATATCTTGTTGAGTTATTTGAAATTTAGGTGTAAAGATAATATTCTTATCATTAGCAATCATATTATAAATGCCATCTTCGCCATTCTCTAAGCGACCAACTAATCCTTCAAAAGAAGTTTCTCTTTTATTAACTGTGACCATGTGATTATCAGTTAATATTTGCTTTTGTTTCCGCTCTTGTTTATCCATAGCAAAAATAATGTAATCTGACAATATTTCTAAATATCTAGGTGTTAATTGCTCAGAAGGAGTATTATTTATAATTTTTTTAACT